GTTTAAATAATTTAAAGGAGGTATTTCATTATGGAAACTACCAAGCTAACCGCACAAGAACTTATTACTGTGCAAAATAATAATGGATTGTCCCGTTACCTTGCAAATCTTGCAGTGGGAAGACCCATGACGCCACGTTCGTGGTTGTACGAGCAATATGACCCTGACGTCATATTGAAGAACTGGTTGACATCGCTCGACTCATTGAAAAATGGAACGCCGAATGAACAACTGGTGTACCAATTCGACACTTCTCAACTTAAGAAGTGGGGACCCCAAGGTCTGATACTACCCATTGAGGAATTGATGGACATAGTTTTAGAAGGTTTTTCCTTCGCAGGAACTCCTAAGCCTGCACTATTCTCCACACCTGAATGGAAACAAGCCAAGAGAAACTTTATTAACAAGTTTATTGTTAAGACTGGACTCTTTAAGCGTTTAAGACCTGCGTCGTATGAATCTGTTGTAGATGACATGTCGGCACGCGACACTTTATCATCCAACAGTGGGTGGCCGCTCTTTGCTAAACGCAAAGCACCCGACGTATTGAAGAGCTCGATCAATGATGCTCGTTCAGGGAAGTGGGAAGAATACCCCGCTATTGCACTTTTCCGCAACTACAACAACAAGACGAGACTTGTTTGGATGTATCCCATGTCTGCAAACCTAGTGGAAGCTAGTTTCACTCAACCCTTAAAACATGTACTTCAGAAAGCGAACCTCGATTATCTTTCGCCTTGGACTGGTTTTGATGCAGTCTTAACAAAAATTTCTGAATACTACGGCAAGGGCGAAGTTCTGAGTGCAACTGATTTTACTTCTACCGATGCGCACTTCCTACAGTATATCACCATGGAGGTGTTTGATTGCATTAAAGAAGCATATCAACAACAGTATCACGAACCCCTCCTCAGATCACTGTTGCGCATGCACTCTATTCCTTTGGTCATTGGAAGCAATGCTAAAGTCACCGGATTGCACGGTGTTAGTTCAGGTAGCAACTGGACTAATGATGTAGAGACGTATTTCGATGCCATTTGGGCCGAATACTTGGCCATTCTTGGAATTGTGAACCCCGGAATGGCAATTGGAGATGACATGCTCCATCGCTCTGCTGAATACAACCCAGCACTTTCACAAACGTTGGAAGAGCAAGCAGAACTACTCAACATGATAGTTAAGTCTGACAAAGCGACTAATGAGGCTAACTACGTGAAGTTTCTGCAACGTTTAATCATTCGTGACTACAGGTCGGATCGTAACGGCGCTATAGGAGGTAAACTACGAGGAGTTTATCCAACCATTCGAGCACTTAAATCGAGTGTGTTTCCTGAAAAGTTCCACAATCCCAAGGACTGGAACTCAGATATGTTCTGCGTACGGCAAATTATGATCTTGGAGAACTGTGTTGACCACCCTCTGTTCAAAGAGTTTGTGACTTTTGTTGCACACGGCCAGAAGGATTTGATACCTTTTGCTAAGAAAAGTTCAAGCGAAATTGACAAACTTCAGGCGAAGTCGCGTTCCTTGCCTGCTTTGAATCCAACGTATAATCAGGAAAAGCGTGATTCAAAGATGTCTACATTTGATACCATAAAATTAATGGCTTCATTGTAGCAAAGGGGGGC